ATATTTCAAAGGGACGCTTTGGTCGCCGTCCTATTTCTCGGCCTCTTGTGGTGGCGCACCGATTTCCATCGTGCGTCAGTACATCGAACAGCAGCGAACCCCTGAATAGGCGCCTTATATCCCCGCCCTGAACGGCGGGGCTTTACGGCGCGTTCTGGTAAAAGTGGGTGTCGATGGAAAAGTTGCGCTGGGACAGGCGGGTGTAGTGGCGGACCGCCTGCAACTCGGACACCTCCGGCAGGGCCGGGCGGCGCCGGCGACGGAAGGCCTCGGGCAGCGCTGGGACCTGTTCCGGGGGCTGTGGGGCCTGCGCCGCGGCGCGCCGCCCCTCGCTGGCCTGTTCGAAGATCAGCATCGGCGGTGTCCTGGGTCGGTAACTGGGGTTGGGCGACGGGGCCGCCGGACGGCCCCGTCGGCGAGCGGTCAGTCCAGCGCCTTGAGTGCGGCCTGGTAATCGGGTTCCTGTTTGATCTCAGGGACCAGCTCGGTGTGGCATACCTTGCCGGATTCGTCGATCACCACCACGGCGCGGCAGGTGATGCCCGCGGTGGGACCGGTCTCCACCAGCACGCCGTAATCTTTGGCGAAGTGCCGGTCACGCATCATCGACAGGGTTTTCACGTTGTCGATGCCTTCCGCCTGGCAGATGCGCTGCTGGGCAAAGGGCAGGTCCGCGGAGACATTGAGGACCACCAGGTCATCGCGTTTTTTTGCGGCCTCGTCGAAGGTTTTGGCCGAGGTGGCGCAGATCCCGGTGTCCAGGCTGGGCGTGATGTTCAGGATGACCTTCTTGCCGCGGAAGTCGGCCAGGCCCACGTCCTTCAGGTTGACGTCGGTAAGGGTGAAGTCGGGGGCCATGCTGCCGACGGCCGGGAGGTCACCGCAGGTCTGGATGGGGTTCCCTGCCAGGGTGATTGTCGCCATGGTCTTCTCCTTGCTGTTGGTCTGGTTGGTTTTGGAACGGCGTCAGGCCGGGGGCTCCAGTACCCCGGCCAGGGCGGAACGGTAGTGCTCGATGTCCGTCCGGTCGCGCATCTCGGTGGCGCAGACCAGCAGCGTGTCGCCCAACTCCGGGTAGTCGCCCGCAAGATCATGGCCACCCAGAATGCCCTGTTGCTCCAGTGCCTGCAGCACCGGGGCCACGGGGCGGTCCAGACGCAGCACCGCCTCGTGGAAGCGCGGGCCGGACAATGCCTCGGTCACGCCGGGCAGGTCGGTGAGTGCCTCCACCAGGGCCTGGGTGTGGGCCAGGCAGCAATCGGCCACCCGCTCCAGGCCGTCGGGGCCGAGCAGCGCCAGGTGGATGGTGGCTGCGGTCGCCATCAGGCCTTGGTTGGTGCAGATGTTGGAGGTGGCGCGCCCGCGGCGGATGTGCTGCTCGCGGGCCTGCAGGGTCAGGGTGTAGCCGGTGCGCCCGTCCAGGTCGACGGTGCGGCCTACCAGTCGACCCGGCAGCTGGCGCAGGAGCGATCGCCTGCAGGTGAGAAAGCCGAAACCGGGGCCGCCGGAACTCATGGGGATGCCCAGTGGCTGACCCTCGCCGCAGGCGATGTCGGCACCGTCCCCGGCCCACTCCCCCGGCGGAGCCAGGCGCGCGAGGGCGACCGGGTTGACCACGCCGATGACCAGGGCGCCGCGTGCCCGGGCGGCGCGGGTCAGCTCGTCCACCGGCTCCAGCACGCCGAGGAAGTTGGGCTGGGGCAGCAACAGGGCATCGAAGTCGCCCTCGATGGCGTCCAGTGCCGCAGCCGGCAGGTGCCCCCGGTGGTAGTCGTAGTCGAGTAGCTCGATGGCGATGCGCTGGGGGCCGAGCAGGGTCTCCAACACCCGGCGGTAGAGCGGGTGCAGGGTTCTGGGCACCACCACCCGGTGGGCGGCATCGCGCCGGCCCTGGCGCACCGCCATCAGCGCGGCCTCCGCGGTGGCGGTGGCGCCATCGTAGAGTGAGGCGTTGCTTACGGGCAGGCCGGTGAGCTCCGCCAGCATGGTCTGGAACTCGTAGATGACCTGCAGCGTCCCCTGGGAGGCCTCCGCCTGGTAGGGGGTGTAGGCGCTGTAGAACTCGCCCCGGGCGGCGATCTGCCAGACGGCGGCGGGGATGTGGTGCTCGTAGCACCCCGCCCCCAGGAAGCAGAGCGGTTGCCGGTCCTGGTCGGCCCGGCGGCGGGCGGTGCGCTGGACCGCCATCTCCGGCGCGGCCGGGGGCACCTGTTCCAGCGCCGGCGCCCGCAACCCCTCCGGGATCTCGTCGAAAAGCGCTTCCAGGTCGCGGACGCCGATGGTTTCCAGCATCCGCCGGACTTCCGCCTCGGTATGCGGGATAAAGGGCATGCGCCGCTAGTCCTCGTCGGCCACCAGGTCTTCGTAGTCCTCGGGAGGCAGTAGCGTCTCCAGGTCATCGGCGTCGTCGGGGCGGATGCGCATGATCCAGCCCTCGCCGTAGGGGTCGGTGTTGACCAGCTCGGGGCTGTCCTGCAGTTCAGCATTGGCGTCGATAACCTCGCCGGACACCGGTGCGTAGATGTCGGAGGCGGCCTTTACCGACTCCACCACCGCGCAGGCCTCCTCGGCGTCGTAGTGCCGGCCCACGGTGGGGGTTTCCACAAACACCAGGTCGCCCAGGGCGTTCTGGGCGTGATCGGTGATGCCGATCGTGTAGCGCGCCGTTTGAGTTGAGATGTTTTGCCGTTTATGTGGAGACGGGTAAAACCCGCCTCACACTTCCCTTTAAGGCCGATCTGACGACCGCCTGAAAACCGCCTTCGCGAGCACATCACGGCGCACCTGGTAGGAGTTCGCGTGGCTGGCGTGCGCCACCCAGCTTTTGATGCTCGCGCTGATCCGCTCCCACTCGATCGCGCCCGCCTCCCAGCGCTTCATCAGCCAGCGTAGCCGCTTGGTCATGCGCCCCACGCTGTCCTTGCGCACCTTCCGGTGCGTGGTCCAGATCCGGTAGCCCAGAAAGTCCAGGGCGCGGCCGTGGTTGCCGTCCACCGGGAATACCTGGGTCTTGCGGTTCAGCCGCAGGCCAAGCTCTCGCCCCAGCCAGCCCTCCAGGTGCTGCCAGCGGCTGTGCAGGTGCGCCTTGTCGTGGTGGACGATGATCCAGTCGTCCATGTAGCGCATATAGCGCCGCTCGCGCAGGTCGTGCTTTACGTGCTCATCCAGGTGGTGGAGGTAGATGTTCGCCCACAGCTGGCTGGTGAGGTTGCCGATCGGCAGGCCGGGCGACCAGGAGCCCATGATCTGGGCGCACAGCTCCAGGGTGCGATCGCAGGCCACGCGCTTGGCGATCAGCTCCAGCAGGCGCTCGGTGTCGATGCTGGCGAAGTAGGCGGCTATGTCGGCCTTGAGCACGTAGGCGCGGCCGTGGGTGCGCTGCACCTCGCGGAGCCACTGCTGGGCCTGGTCGGCACCCTTGTGCATGCCCCGGCCGGTGCGGCAGGCATAGCTGTGATGAATGAAGCGTGCCTCCCAGATCGGCTCCAGCACGCCGACCAGGGCGTGATGCACCACCCGGTCGCGAAACGGCAGCGCCGCCGCCACCCGCTTCTTGGGCTCGTAGACGTGGAAGATGCGGTAGGGGCCGGTCTCGTACTGCCCCCATATCAATTCGTTCTGCAGCTGGATCAGCTCGCCCTCCAGGTTGCGCTCGAAGCGCAGCACGTCGGGGTTGCTCTGCTTGCCCCGGCGCGCCTTGAGGTAGGCGCGATAGAGGGTCTCGAAGTCGTAGATCTGCGGGAAGAGGTGCTTGTAGGTCTTGGCCATGGTGCTCACAAAAAAGCGGCGGCGCCAAGGGGTCGGCCCGGTGGGCCTACTGTCCTGTCGCCGCCTGTTGGATGTTTCGGTACTGAACCGAGGATCAGGCGTCCTTTTGTGGCCGCGCTGACTGCACAGCCTTGACCGTGCAGCTTCTGGCGATCCGCAAGAGCGGGGCGGAAGCCGATGTTCGTGTTCGAGTTCGACCGCGGGTTGTTCGCGTTGAGGGCCGCTAGCCCCGCATTGGAGCCGTTGTTCCGCGAGCCGCCACGATACGGGAACCGCTAATACGCCTGACCCTTAGCCTTCTTGATCCAGGAGCCCACCATCCGGCCCACTTCGTCCAGGTGGCGGCTCCAGACCTCGTACTGCTTGAAGGGCAGAAACTTCAGCTCCTGGGAGAGCCTCAGCTGCCGCCGCAGCAGTTCGATCTCCGCGTCCAGCTCCTGCAGCGTGGTCTTCTTGTGGTAACGCTTGGAGCAGACGATGACCAGCCGGAGGATCTGCCACATGCAGTGGCGGATCTCCTGGCTCAAGACGTGGCGCTCGGACTTGGGAAAGTGCGCCAGGGCGCCATAGCCGTAGCGGAGCATCTCCTCGGTCTTCTTCGCCACCATCAGGTCTTGCATCGTCGATCCTCAAGAAGAGGGGCGCGCTATCGCGCACCCCAGCAAGCTACAGAGAGCAGAACTCAAGCCACAAAAGCGGGGCGGAAGCCGATGATCGCGCGCGAGTGCGACCGCGGGTTGTACGCGCTGAGGGCCGCAAGCCCCGCATCGGAGCCGCCGCTCCGCGAGCCGCCACGATACGGGAACCGCTCACCGGCAGTGCGGATGTAGAACCGCCCCTGCGGGATGATCCCGGCCGGGGAGATGAGCAGGCGCTGGAGCAGCTGCGACTCGGTGTAGCCGGAGGCCTTGGCCAGGCTGCCCCACTCGGTGCTGATCGAATCGTCGTCGGAGGTGCCGGCCGAGTTCATCAGGGTGGCGGTGCCCGACTCGTTGGAGACATAGTGGCCCAGGGCGGACCAGTTGGCCTCTTCCAGGTCGAAGTCGTTGTCCTGCAGCACGTGGATGCGACCGTCCACGAACTTCAGGCCGTGCTGCCATTCCCAGACGTTGCCCACCAGGTCGGCGATGCCGGAGAGGCCGCCGTCGTGGCGCCAGCTGGCCGGGCCGCCGCCGGTCGCGGTACGGCCGTTGCCGGAGGTGTTGCCGGGCTCCAGTCCGTCCGGGCGCAGCGCGGTTTCGTGGGTGGCATCGTGCGCCCGGCCCCAGTTGGTGTTGCCGCGGGGCTGGAAGTCGTTGGCCATGCACCAGAGCGCGATCGCTGCCCACTCGTGCACGGTCATCAGATGCCAGCCCGGCCCCTTGGCGGTGCAGGCGGCGCGGGCGGCGTCGTAGTTGATGTTGGCGCGCGGGTCCTTGCCGGGCAGGCTCACCGCCCGGCCGTCGTAGAGGCTCGCGGCGTACTGGCCGATGAAGATCTCGCTCTTCTCCTGGCCGCCCTTGATGAAGGCGGTGGCCACGCCGTTGCCGAGCTGATCGGAGAAGCCCAGGTCCTCGTAGCGGAAGCGGGGGATCACCCGCATGAAGCTGGGGTATCCCTTGTCGTCGTAGAGCACGGTGATGTGGCCGCCCGTGGAGGCCTCAACCTGGGTGCGCAGGGTGTCGGGGCTGAAAATCATCATGGTCGGTTGGCTCCTTTAGCGGGTCCAGATGGTGACGAGCACCTGGTTGGAATCGAGCGGCAGCGCCACGCGCTCCTGCGGCGTGCCTTCCTCTTCGTCGTTCTCGCCGGCCGGGTCAGTTTCGACCTCCACCAGCTCGTAGCGGCGCGGCGGGATGTGGATGCTGGCCACCTGGTGGCCCTCGCCGCCCTCAGTGACGGCGCCACCCTGGGCGCGCAGGTCGATGATCTCGGTCTTGTCGCTCTGGCGCTGGGCGCAGTCGATGGCCAGTTCGCCGACCGTGACGACGCTGCCCTGGATGCTGAAGTCGGGGTGCGGCCCCGGTCCGATGGTCTGCACACGCATGGGTGAGTACTCCTCTTATTGGTTCATCAGGTGGGCCACGAAGCGCACGCGCACGGCGTCCGCCGAGCCGGCCAGGTAGGCGCGGAAGGTGTTGGCGGCGCGGTCGCTGTCGCGCTGGACGATCCGGGGCGGCTCACCGCCCTGAAAGCCCACCACGTCCACCGCCAGGTGGTAACGGCTGGCCGCCATCCGCCGGGCAAGGTCCTGCTGGCGGTAGGGCGGGTCGATCTGCACCGTGGGCCAGTCCGGCTCCTGGCGGGCCACGGTGGTGATGGTGACGCTGGAGAGGTACGGGTCGTTGGAGCCGGTGTTGCCGGCCGGCACCGTCAGCTGCGCCAGCACCAGGGCGTTCTCCGGCGCCTGCTCGTTCAGCCCGGTCACCGCCAGGCGCACCCGGCCGCCGGAGACGTGCAGGTAGGCCGCGCAGGTGGCCGCCGAGCTGCCGGAGTTGCCCGGCACGCTGGCCGCGTTCTCGGCGGCATCGACGCCGTACTCCCGGCCGTGCATGAAGCACACGCCGGCCGCCACGTTTAGGTTGCGGTTGGCGGTGGTGCTCTTGGCGATGCCGCAGCCGCGCTTCACGCCCCGGTTGTAGAGCGTGAAGGTGCCCTCCTGGTGGCGCACGCTCTGGTTGCGCTCCAGCTCGCGGGCGAGCAGGCCCGCCTCCGCCAGGGCCACCTCGACGCCGCCCCACAGGGCGTTCTGCCCCTCGATGCCCACCGCATCCAGCGAGGCCTGCGCCTCGCTCAGGCGCTCACGCAGAAAGCGCGTGCGGTTGGCCAGCTGCTTGGCCTGCACGTTGCTGATGCCGTCCGGGCCGCCCACCACCGGATCGGTGGTCTCGATCTGGTAGACGCCGTCTTCCCACTGGTCTTGCTCGTTCAGGTTCGCCATATCTCACCCTTTAGAAAATGATGGTCCAGGTGCCGTCCAGGCTGATGTCGTCGTTCTTCTCGATGCCGCCGCGCACCTTGCGCGAGAACAGCGAGCCGCCCGCGGTGATCAGCCCGAACTCGCGGATGGTCAGGCCGTTGGCCTCGCTGGTGGCCAGCGCGAAGCTAAAGCGCACACGCCCCGGCGCCGGGTAGTCGTGGCCGGTGAGGTTGCGCACATAGGCCGAGGTGAGCGAGCCGTCGTCCGGCGCGGCCGGCGCGCCGCCCACCCCGAAGCCGATCCGCGTCACCGCGCTGCCCGCACCATCCCCCGCCACCAGCTGCGCCAGCATCTCGCGGGCGCCGTTGACGATCAGGTTCTCATCGCGCCAGTAGTCGATCAGGAGCCCCTGGCGGTGCACCGCCACCTCCAGCACGCCCGCCATCCGGGCTTGGTCATGTAGCTGCATCGTCCCCCTCCTTACAGCGGGTAATGGTTGGGCGCGCCGCCCCGGTGGCGGTGCGCGCCGTCGTAACTGAGCCGGCCGTTGTGCCGGCGCCGCAGCGTCAGGCGCAGCGTGCCGGCGTCCACCATCGGCGGCTGCTCGGCGCCGTGGCTGAGCGCCCCCTCGTGCGCCGCCGCGCCGTCGTAGAAGGCCACCAGCTGGTGGCGCTCCTCGGTGTCCAGGTAGGCCGCCACCGCCAGCTCGTCCCAGCGGTTGGCGTAGCGCTCGCCGTGCACGGCCCAGTCGTGGTAGGGCTTCAAACCGTCGAAGCGCAGCTCGCCCGTGTGGCGGTAGGCGCCGTCGTAGTGCTGCGGGGCGCGCGGCAGCTGCTCGGCCTGGTCGTGGCGGATGGCGCCGTCGTAGCGCCGCCCGGCCGGGCGCACCTCCTCCAGGGCCGGGCGGGCGGTGATCGCGTGCGGGTCTTCCATGGCCAGCTGATCCGAGACCGTGGTGCGGTACTCCACCTCGCGCAGCTCGCTGCGCTTGGGCTGGGCGCGCTCCACCAGGCGCAGCAGGCGGCTGAGCTCCTCGCCGCCCACGCCGCGCTCCTCGCCGATGTCCGCCACCAGCTTGAACAGCGCCCAGCGGGCGCCCGCGCTGTAGTCCTCCACCCCGTCGTGCAGCTGGCTGCCGTCGTGCTTGAGCTGGGGCAGGCCCTCGATCAGCTGCGCATCGGCATAGCCCGCCGCCCGCAGCGCCTCGCGCACCGCCCACACCGTGCCGCCGTGCCAGCGGATCTCCAGCATGGAGGCCACGCTCTGGCGCTTGACCGCCTCCGGCCAGCTCTCGTCCCACTCCTCGACGCCCAGCGACCAGGCCAGCCAGGGCAACCACTCCAGCTCGCAGCGCCACGGGTCCCACAGCTGCTCGAGCGGGGCCTGCAGGGCATCCAGCCGCTCGCCGGCCGAGGCCAGCGCCGCCTCCAGGCGCGTGCGGTTGGGCGGCAGCAGCGTCTTGTCAGTCAATGACCACCTCCACCGCCTCGCAGTACGGCGCCTGGTGCTCGCCGGCCACGATGTCCGCCGTCAGCTCCTCCAGCACCGCCCGGCGCACCCCCGGCACCCCGTAGGCCAGGCCGCGCAGCGCATCCATCAGCACCTCGCCCTGCAGGCGGTGGCGCTCGGCGGTCCATTCAAGCGCCTGGTCGCGCACCGTGCGCCGCACCACCTCCGGCGAGGGGCCGCGGTCGATGCTCAGGCGCAGCCGCACCCGGTAGGCGAGGATCTGGGCCGAGACCGCCTGCACGCTGTCGTTCAGCGGCCGGGCCTTCTCCGCGCTCAGCGCCTCCAGCACCGTCTCCAGCAGCGGCGCCGAGGCCGCGCCATCGCCCTGGGCGGAGAGCACCACCACCCGCACCTGGCCGGGCGTGGGGCGCAGCACCCGCGCATCGCGCACCTCGGCCGAGGCGTTCAGCGCCAGCGCGCGGTAGGAGTCCGCCGAGCCGGCGGTGGTCACCGCGTCCGGCCCCAGCAGGATGCGCCGCAGGTAGGCCTCGTCGCGCTCGCCCTCCAGGCGCTCGACGCGGTGGAAGTTGGCGCCCAGCCAGTCCAGGTGCTCGCCCTTGGCAAAGGGCAGCAGGTAGCTGCGGCCGCGGTCGTTCATGCGGCGGCGCAGAAGCACCTCGCGGTAGGCGAAGGTTTCCAGCACCTTGGTGGCGGGCTCGGCCAGGTCCTCCAGTGCCTCGGCCATGTCCGGGTACAGCTCGGCAAGCTGCGCCATCATCTCGGCGAGCACCGCCTCGAAGCTCAGCTCCTCGATAAACTCCGGCGGCGGCAACCGCGATAGATCAATCCCGCTCATACCTCCAAGCCCTCCAGCCGGATCGGCTCGCCGTCCGGCAGATACAGCCCCTCAAGCGTCAGCCGCAGCCGCCGCGCGTCCAACTGCTCGGCCTGCACCCGGTGCAGCTGCAGTTGCGGCACCCAGCGCTGCAGCGCCTCGGCCACCGCCGCGTAAACCTCGATCGTCCATTCCTCCTCGAGCGGCTTGTCCAGCAGCTCGTAGAG